ATGGAAATTATTGATTAATTTTTCTTGAAAATGATATGGATGAAATTGAGTTAATCCTTCATCCAAGGAGATAATTTTTATATGATTATTTGCAAAATATACGGGATCCTCCTTACACCTCATAAATTCAATGATTTGTTCTTCACTGAATTCTATTGGAGTATTTGCTTTTTTTAAATTGGGATTGCCAAGATATACACTATCAGTCATAATTTAATTTACATGTCATTTTTCAGAATTATTATCTAAAAATCCTTTTTTTAGCATTTTTGATAAATCCGAAGTCGAACCAATAAATACGGCATTATTTGTAACATTATTAGTTTTACTTGGCGACTCTTCATCTACTTCCTTCACTTTTTTCTGGAGGTCCATTAATTTATCAGTCGTATCGGCAACTGATTTAATAAGTTGACCTGCAACTTCATATGCTCTAGGACTTCCGCCTTCACTGGCAAGTTCCATTATACCATTTAAAGTTTCTTGACCTTTTTCAATTAACGAATATAAGTTTGCCCGTGTATAATCATAGTCCTTTTTTACATCTTCTGGTTTCGAAGATGACTTTGGTGGAGTGACATCAAGAGACTTTGGAGTCTCATCAACTTCAACGATGCTACTCTCAACATTCAGTGCTTTATCTAAATCATCGTAATTATTTTTCATGATATTATATATCTATTTGCCTTGTAGGGCTTGATTCTCTAGAGTCACTAAAAAATGTAGTTGTTTCATTAAATCCAAAATTATCCTCAGGTCCAGCAGTGATTGGGTCTGGAGTAACTGTATATCTAACTTCTCGTTTTGCAGTTTGAGTGTTTGTTCCGGAATGTTGATCAACGGTGACTTTTTTAATAAGTCCATCAGTAGTATCTGCAACTGGACCAAACAGATAAGTTTTTGCAGTAAAATTTAAAGTGTATATCAGTGCCCTTCTAGTTTCAAAGGATCCTTCATAATCATCTTGGAAAGAAATATTTTCTAAAACTATGGGTATGTCTCTTTTTTCTCCAATAGAACTTACTAAATCAACTGTCAGATTAAATGATGGTTGGAAGAATGGAAGTATTTGTTCAATAATTTGTAATGCATCGTCATTTAATTTACTAAAAATACTTAACTCAAATCCAATATTATAAGGAACAGGCATGAAAACTTTCTTCAAATTTGTTCCATCACTTGCTTTGAAAGTTTGAGTTATACCAGACTTTCTTGTGGGATCATACTGAATGTTTGTCATTTCAAAAGACATTCTTGGCAGGGTGATGGCAACTGCTTTTGATAACTCTGCCTGCTCTTGAATTTTTGCCAAGTATTTCTGTTGTGGTCCATATGCTAGACCAACTTTAATATCATCAAGAATTGTTCCATCGGATTTTTTGTGCTTAATATTAATGTTATTAAACAGAGTTCCGAAAGAAATAATTGTCTTTCGTATTATTTCGTGATAATAATAAGTTCCTAACATTAATACTCTCCGAAGGGATTACTTTCACTAAAATCTAG